GTGTCTTGTTCCCATGACAGAAAGTAAATTGCTGTCGTGCTACAGTGGGGCAAAGCTCGGGCGCTACCAAGCGGCTGCAAACGAGCTCCAACAAACACCTCTGGAAAGAAAACACTTCGCCATAAGTTCTTTTGTGAAGCGAGAAAGGTACAAAGATCCACTCGCGTACCCGAGAATGGTGCATCACAGAAGTTACATGTGTATCTTTGAGATGCTCAGATACATAAAACCCATCGAACATAAACTATATAAAATGAGATTCGATGTTGAGAATTTAATGGCGGAAGAGACAGTAGTCGCAAAGGGTGCAAACGGAAACAGACGATATGAGCTCATAAGTGCTAAAATGAGCAGATTCAAAAACCCTTGCGTATTCTCTCTCGATTGCTCGTCATTTGAGTTGCACACAGATTACGAATATCTAAAAGATGAAGTTGATATTCTACGAGCTTTTTATCCTCACGACAAATATTGGAAATGGATAACATCAAACCTATTTCACAATTTTGGACACACCAGCAACGGCGTCACTTGGGCGCGTATTGGAGGGCGTGTTAGTGGGGATGCACATACTGGACTTGCAAATACATTAGCGATGATTATCGCTGTATTGCAGTTAGCAATTAACAATCCGCATGTAAAAATGGATTTCCTCAGTGATGGGGATGACACTCTATTGTTCTTCGAAAGGGGAACCTTGCAGTTCGGTATGATTCAGAATCATTTTCGACTTTTCGGACATCAACTTAGATTAGATAAAATAGCTTATTGTCTCGAAGATGTTTTATTTTGCCAACACCGATTCCTGGATGGATGCATGATTCGTTCACCTAAGGATATTATTGACAAGGCTCTTGTAGCTGTTAGTAATTTGGCAAAACAGCAACCAGCAACATACTATGCCGGAATAGGAAAAGGTCTTAGGGCAGTGTATGGAGTGATTCCAGAAATAATGCAGATCGCTGAGAAATTGATCAGTTTAGATCCTACTGCAGAACCTACCAGTGCGTATTGGCTTAAGCACCCACAAAAAGGTTCACTGGAAGCTGGGCGGGTATTTGATATATTCAATGATGATATGTCCGCAGCTGCATCAATGGTTGAAGAATGTGTAAAACAGTTTACACGCAATGGCCTCCTATAGAAAGGTGTAAGTCCATGTGATTAACTCTGTACAGTTTGTTACAATGACTGTATGAAATAATAGAGGATGAATGGTGAATCATTTCAGGCACATCGCAC